CACTCCATTAAAACTAAACATTAGAAACCCCCTTTATAATTCTTGTATCTACAAAATTACCAACTTGTTCATCATTTAGCACAACGTTTAGACCTGTTATCACTTTTTTGAACTCGTGTGCTAACTGCTTGTAATCAAATTGGTTGCCTTTTGCTTCATCAAAATTGTATTTCTTAGGTGTTAACATTTCTCCCGTTACGGTACTGCTCATGCTCATGCTTGCTTTTGATACCTTTTTAGTTGCGTCATCAATCCCAATCGCTAAGCCTTCTCCAATGTTTTCACCATATCCAGCCATCAGCTTCGATGGGCTTCCAATTCTAAAAAACTTTTTGAAACCATCACCAATTTTGCTTGCTACATTTTTGACTGCATTTCCAACCCCACCAATCATTGACTTGATACCGTTGGTTAAGCCACTGATAATATCCTTACCAATTTGGAATAAATTGATATTTTTGAAAACATCAAATATCTTATCTTTAATATCAGTAAATGTTCTTTTGATTGTAACCCATAATTTGCCAGCCCACTCCATAATTTTATCCCAATTTTTATATAGTAAAACTCCAACCGCTATGACGGCGGCGAAGGCTAAGATTGCCAAACCGATAGGGCTTATCAAAAATGCAAAAGCTGTACTTAACATTCCTATTGCTGTTGTTAATATTCCAACTATCCACACAACTGGACCAATGGCGGCGACTACCCCCATAAATATTAGAATATTAGTTTTTAAACCATCATCTAAACCACTAAACCAATCTATAATTTTTGTTACCGCTTCAATTACACTAGTGATTGCTGGTAATAAAATTTCTCCAAAGTCTGCTGATACATCTACTATTTTAGCACCTAGTAAACCCATTTTAGTTTTTGCGTCTAAATTTTCTTCGGTGTATGCTGTTAGTGCGTCACCTGATTGCTCATAAGCCAAAGCCATCAATGCTTGTGCTTGCATTTGTTTGGTAACTTCTTCACCTTGTTTAGCTAATCCCATTTCGTAAGCTTTGTTTGTAACTTGCTCTTTGCTTACTTGAATACCCAGTCTTTTTAATGATTCGTATGAACCTGTTAATGCACTTTGAAAAGCACCAGATACATCTTCTGCAGAATGAGTTGCACTATTAAAGTTAGTCAACGCACCCACCAAGTGCATGGTGTCCCCTGTGAGTTCGGTTGCTTCTTCACGCATGAACCCCATTGGTATAAGTAAATCCTGTATGCCAGAAGCCATGTTTCTAGCTGAAGCCGTTGTTGCTGGTGTTAATTTTTTAAATTCTTCGATAAATGCGTCAGAATCTGCCGTCATACCCGCAAATACTGTACCATACTTTGCTTCGGTTGCTTCTAAATCCATTGCTGATTTAGCAAAACCAGCTACCATACCAACAATCGGTAACGTAACCCCTAAAGTCATTTTTTTACCAGTGTCAGTTAGGTTTTTACCAATTTTAGTCATTTTATCTTGAAAGCTATTAAGGTTATCCGTTGCTTTTTTTATATCCGCTTGTACCTTAACCGAAATATTTGCTACTTCCATTAAACCACTCTCCTTTCCATGCCCTTGGCTACCCTGGTAAAGGCATTAAACATTTCTTCATCTGTCATTTTTATTTTTTCTTTTTGCATAAAATCTTTGGCTTGGAAGGTCTTACCCTTTTTCTTATTCATTGAAAAGTTAGCAATTGTTGCACAAATTAATGCACTCCTAACATCTGCTCTTTTTTCTAATTGTTGGATAAAGCCAAATCTTGATCTATGGTATTTAATAAACTCCGAGGGTATTGACTGCCAAAATTCATCTGGCTTTATACCAATACTATATGCCAAGCCCTCGAGTTGTGGGACATGATGAGAAAAGGCGAGTGTCGTTACTCCCCCTCGCCGTCACTTTCCTCTGTTTCAACGTGTAAAGCGTATAGTAAACATTGGCTTGCTTTTTCTGTTAAATCCCCAATCTTACCACCTTCATCTAAAAAGTCCTTGATGATGATACCAGTACGTTGTATGGTTAAACCCCTGTCAGCGTGTTTTAATCCACCCCATATCAGCATTCTAATAGCATTGAAGCCCATTGACTGCTCATTATAAATGGCTTGTACAGGCTTACCAGCAACTTCTTCGATATCACATATTGCGTTGAAGTCGTATTTTATCCAATAATCTTTTTCCTTAACCGTGAATGAAAAACTTCTCATATAAATCTCCTTTTTTTAAGCACCTGTAAATACTGGTTTACCTGTTATTTTGATTGAAGCACTAAATGATAATTTGTCGTCATGTGGTGCGTCCATACTAAAAGCTGTTAAAAATCCCGAAAACCCATATTTGCCTAAAGAAGATGGGTAAGTAATTTCCATAGCATTTGCAACACCGCTATCAAATAATGATTGTAATGCTGTTTGTGAAGCTACCCCTGTAAAGTTTCCTTCAATTTCTACCGAACCAGCGTCTTTCAACCCTTGTGCAAATTCTCTAAAACCGTTTGCACTATCATGTGCCGTTAAGTCTATTTCATCAGCCGATTGGTCTGGACCTGATATACTTGTTAAACTAGCTACTGGTGTTAAAGTCGATTCGATTGTAATGCTTAATGATGTTCCGAATGCAAATGTTCCTGCCATATTTTTTCCTCCTTATATGGTTCTAATAAATCGTATGTAAAATCCTAATACTGCACCAAACTTATCCCCTGATTTGATATCTGTTTCATTTTCTAAAGTTATCAATCTGATTGATGTTGTTCGGTAATTTAATAATGTTTTGATTGTTTCTGCTATTCCCCTTGTTTGCGGTACACTAATTCCCCATGATACTACTTCGATGACGGCTTCGTTAATTAGATTTGTTCCCTCATGGTCAAAATCCTCTACTCCACTCATCTGTGATACCACNACATACGGNATAGTTGTTGTTGCAATGGCTTCTTCAATAAAAACTGGATAGGATGTTAATATTGCGATTTTGTTTCTTATATCTTTAATCATCATATTTTGATACCCCCAATTCTTTTGGTAAAGATTTTCCCAATTTTAGTCGTGTTGTTATTTAAGCCTCTTAATAAAAACTTGCTACCGCCAACCGTATGGTTTAATTCCATACCCTCGTGTTGATATCTGGCATAGACAACGTTTGAGCCAATCACAACTGTGTATTCTTCATTGCTGTTTAATTTGATATCATCAGGATCGCCACCCCTAAAATCTTTAGCGACTACTTTTTCTTTTCCTACTTTATATCCTATCGAGTTTCTTAACCTTCCCATATCAACTGGTGTCAACTTTTTAGCAGATGTTTCTACTACCATGCCAGATTCTGTTAATGCCTTATAAGTTTCAATTTCAAGCTTTTTGATGTATTCCTTTAATTTACTCGACACTTTAACGCTCATAAGTCAAATCCACCTGAATAAGTCTGTCAAACCCCATAACATTATTTACCGCTACAACGTCATATAAGCACCCTAGATAGCTAAACTTGTTTAATGGTGTTATACCTTCGATTTTAGTATAAAGCCTGTGTGTGCTAATTTCTGTATCTCTCTGAGCGATTAATGGTTCATTACCACTCATCATTCTTAACTTGCCCATGATTGTTGTTTCTGCATAGGTGACTGTTGGTTGTCCCCAAGAATCTACGCCAGATATTGGTGTTAATAAAGCGATTTCTTCAAACCACTTTTCTAAGGGTAGACTTGTCGCCATTGTGCTAACTCGTTTCTGTATGTATTTTTCCAACCGTCATCATAGGTTACAGAGTAATCGCCTAAACTTTCTGATTTAATACCCACTGATTGACTTGCAATTTTAGTGGATAAATCAAGCACTGCCATTGGTATCGCCAAGCCATAAACATAAGCAACAGCGTCCTCAACTTTTAAAGCTTCTAAAGTTGTGTATTTACTACCTACCTTTGAAGCAATCTTGTAGACACCATCATTTAATGTTGAGCCTTCTATTTTAACATATTGCCCTACAAAAAACGTATTGATAGAATTAAAACCATCTATCTCCATGCTTGTTATAACGCCATCTGTTTTAATAAAATAATTGTTGATTTCTTTTAATACTGTTTCTATCATTCTATCAACTCCTTTAATAAAAGTAGGGAAGCCGTTAAACTTCCCTTATTAATCTATGCGGTATAAGTTACTGTTACTGTATAAATTACATCTGGCATATCACCATTACTGACGACTGCAGTTACAATGTTTTCTCCAACAGCCCAAGCATAAACTTCGCCACTAACTACAACAACATCATCAACTTTCAATATAGTTGTAAATGTGTCAAATGGTTGAGTTACTGTAATTGCTTCACTTGCAACCGATGTTGCTAACGTGTAGGTTTCGGTATCAGCGTCAAATACTGGTGTTAAAGTTTGGTCTCCTACGTTAATCCCCGATAGGTAGGGCGTTACTCCCCCACTGTGTGAGCGTATAAACCATTAACTTTGTTTTCAAGAATAAACAAATCGTGATAAATTCTGTAATCAAATTTCCAAGCGTTTGCGTCTTGATTTGTTTCTGGGTCAAAAATTCTTGGTAGAGCCGTTTTGGTAATTCCAAGTACTGCATTAGGGTCTACGATTAAGAAGTTTAAATCCAAAGCGGAAGCGTTCTTAATAAATCCACCAGCTTCTTGTCCAGCGGTTTCACCATCATATAAATCAACAGCAGAATAGAAGCGTGATTGTGGAACTGTAATCAAAGGCATTCCATCCAATACTTCAATTTCTCTGTTTACTACTGCACTACCAACATTTACGATAAATTGGCGTGAAATTAAATTGCTTTGTTTCAAGTACTTTTTAACGGTTGGTGAAATAAATGCAACTAAGTTTTCCATGCCTACTTCGTTATTTTCAATTACTTCAAGTGCTGTGTCGAATGCTTGAAGTGCTGTGGTAGAAGCCAAATCTGCGTGCGCATGATTAGCAACAATTGTTAATGCTTTGGTTGCTATCTTTGCAAAACGATAAGCGTCAATTTCTGGGTTTACATATGTTCTGATAAACTCTCCAGCTAAACGTCCAAACGCTACTTCAACTGTTTCTAAGTTGTCTTGAGCGTCGACCATAAAGGCACGACCACGGTCTTGAGTGAACGTGTGTGTTTGCCATGAAAATGTTACATCTCCTGCAACATAACCAACGGCACGATCATAATCACCTAACCCTTGTAAAGTCATTTTAGGAATTAATATTTCGTTAGAGTTTAAACTTTCTCTAACTAAATCTGCTGGTGCGTCTAAGATACTAGATAATGCACCTTGTTTGTAAACTTCGTCTAGAATCGGTAGATATTTCATTGCTAATGCAATTGTGTTTGCCATAATTTCCTCCTGTGTTTTTTATAATCCAAATAATTTTCTTGTTCGTTCGTTGTCATCTGTTTTAGTTGCTGTGGTTACGTTACCATCTTTATCGGTACTATCTACAACAGTTTCAACAAATAACCCCTTCTTTTCCCCTTTGATTTTTTCTAGTAAAACACTAGGGTCTTTGATTGAACCTTCTTCGGTTAATTCTGCTACCCCTAAATATTTATCTACTAATAAATCAATGGCGTCCTTATGAGCATTATTGGTAAGTAATAACTCTTTAAGATTTGAACGCTTGGTAATGTTACCCACTTTTTGATTGGTATCGGTTTCTAGCTGTTTATACTGTGCTTCCCAGTCTGTTATTTTCTTTTCCGCTTCCTCTAAACTTGTGGCTTTACCCTTGAGCGATTCAATGCTTTTTGTTGTTTCTTCCAATTGCTCTTTTGTTAGTTTCAATGCTTCGTTCACTTCATTATATTCTTTTTTTCTCATGGCGTGTTTCGGAAACTCTTTTTTATAGTTCTCGAAAAACTCCTCCATTTTTTCTTCTTGAATATAATCCTTTGCGAATTCTTTAATCCATTCCATGTTTTCTCCTTAGCTTTTATAGTGTGCTACACTCTCGGATAATGTAGTTTATAGACATTCACGGTCTTAATATTCTATTTTTTTCTTGCTTCTGCAATATCTTCTTCAGTCACGACATAACCCATGCTACAACGACAATTAATCGTTTCACTAGCCTTGCCACTGTCTTGATCACCAGG